CTGCTCGGCGGTGGCGTTGAGGCCGTGGGCGTAGCCGTGGATGAAGGCGACCTGTCCTAAGCGATAGACGCCCTTCTCGGCGTGGTAGGGGAGGATGGTCTTGGCTCCGCAGCTCTTCGCGGCGGTCTTGATGCGGGCCTCGAGGTCGGCGCAGTAGTCGCGTACCAGGGCGGAGCCGGAGGTATGCTGGAGGGCTTGGGCGCGGTGCTCGTGATTGCCCATCAGGTAGACGGTGGGCTTCGTGCGCTCAAGGAAGGACTCACCGGCCTCGATGTCGGAGATGAGGGACTCGGCGCCTTCGGCATCCTGGTTTGCCCCACGGCGGAGCGATCGGAAGTCGAAGCAGTCCCCGAGGTGGACGCGGACGGTCGGCTTGTAGTCCTTGATGAACTCGCAGAGGGCCTCGACGGCGTTCTCGTCGGCCATGTCGCCGTGATTGTCACCGAAGGCGACGAAGCGGGTCGGGGTGCTCATTTGGAAAGGCCGAGCTCTTGCTCGATTTTGTCACGCATGATGCGGGCTCTGTGGATGTCCGGGGAGAGCCTGCGGTAAACGTTCAAAGTCGCCGTCCTGTAACGAAAGCAGTAACAGCCCTTGTTCTTGAAGATGCGCCTGTTCTGCCTGACGGACATGATGCTTCCTCCTAGCCTTCTTGCGGCTGGTGCCACGCTTGAAATACGAACCCCGAACATGATTGCGGCCATTCTTGTGCTAGAGCCATGCCTTAACTGATACAGGGCCGCGTCTATGGCTTTGCCTTTTGGCGCTCGGGTGCTCATTTGGCGTTGAGGTAAGGGATGGGCTTGCCGGCGTCGAAAGCCGCCAGCATCTCGTCACGGCGTTTGCGGGCCGTGGTCAGGTCACCGCCGATGTTCTCGACGATGTCCGTGCCGCGACGACGTAGCCGGAACCAGTAGCAGTCACCGAGGCGCTGCAGGTGATGGTTCGGGTTGTCCTTCACGTTGCGTTCGGACTTACGCTGGCCGTGGCAGATGGTGTACTTGGGGCAGGCGAGCAGGAAGGCCACGCGCTCAGGGGACAGGCCGACCTTGCGGGCCCACGCCAGCGTCTCGGGGGTCAGAGCCTCCATGACTTGGCGAGGATGCGTCCTTCGGACATGATCTGCTGACGGGCGTTCGGCTTGAAGATGTATTCCTGGTCGAAGGAATGGGCGGCCCGTATCTCGGCGATGCTGTCCAGCTCCTCATCGTTAGCCGGGCCGATGCCGGCGGTGGCGACGTAGACGGTGCGGACCTTCCAGCCCCTTTCCCAGAGGATATCCTGACAGACCCGCAGCTCGTTGATGTAGCGCCAGTCGGAGCAGACCACCGTCTCGGGGGAGGGTTGGTCGTGGTGCTTCATGACCGGGCACCAGTTGGCGAAGTGGCGGGCGAAGACGTCCCGATCTAGGCGCCGCGCGAACTTGCCCGCGTGGACGAGGAAGTCGCGGTTATCGACCTTGAAGTCCTCTCGGAAGAAGTCGCCGTCAAGGCCGAGGTAGTCCATGTACTGATTGGCGGCCTCCTTCAGGGCGTCAGCGAAGTTGATGTGTTCGGCGGGGCGGGTGGACCACTCAAGAAGCCCGGAGGCGAGAGTGTCCTTCCCGGCCCTGGCGAACCCCGAGATCAGCACGAGGGTCGGGGCGGCCATCGGCGTGGGTGCTTCGTCAGTCACGGGCTTAGAAGGGTACGCCTTCGGGGGGCAGCGGCTCTTCGGGGGCGGTCGGCTTCTGGCTGCCGCGGGGGTAGGTCATCTTGTATTTATACTGAGGCTTTCCCTGCCACTCGCCGTTGGCCTCGACCTCCACGCCGACGAGGATGGTCTGACCGCAGGCCGGGGAGATGTATTCCATGAACTCAGCCGGGGTAGCATCCAGACGAATCTCGTTGGTGTACTTGCCGGAGAACTTGCCGACGAGCATGGCGAGGGCCTTGCCGTACTTGCTGGAGAAGTTCTTGGAGAGGCAGAAGCCCTTGTCGTCGACGAAGAACAGGCGGCAGGACGTGGTGCCGTCCTCCCACTGTTTGACCTTCTCGAACTTGGGCTTGATGAGTTTCAGTTTGTACGTGCCGTTCGTGCTGATGGACGTGAGGGGCGGGCGGTCGTTGTTATCGGTGTTCATGGTATTAGGCAAAGTTGATGTTAGTCGCGGCGCTGGGCTTAACGGCGATGTCGATGGTGGTGATCTCGGTCTGGTAACCGGGCCAGTTGCCCGAGGCGGTGCAGTCCTTATACAGGGTCAGCGCGCGCTCGAAGTCGAAGGCGGCGTTGGTCATCAGTTCGGGCCCCAGCTCATAGACGGCGTGGGCATAGGGCGGCTCCTTCTCGACGGCGATGAAGCGGAAGCCAAGGACGCGGCACTTGTAGGCGGACTCGACGGCGTGCCGGTAGAAGTAAGCCTGGAGGGCGTACTTGTATTTGCGGACGGCCTGGAGGAAGCCGTGCGGGCTGGCGTCTTCGCAGGTCTTCAGGTCGTAGATATACCCGTCGTCGGAGATGCCGTCGATGGCGCATTTGACCAGGGTATCGCCGAGGAAGGCGGTGAACATGACCTCGGTCTTGGAGAGGACGATGCCGTTGTTCTTCATGCAGACGGCGGCGGAGTTGGCCACGGCGTCGACCAAGGCACCCTCTTCGGCGGTCAGGATGGCCTTGCCTTCGTTGGCGGTGACGAACTCGGCCCACTCGGCCTTACCTTCCTTCGTGCGCTTGTCCACTTCGGGGGCGATGGCGTGCGTGGCGTTGTAAGCGTCGAGCCCTTCGAGGGCCAGCTTGTGGACCGCCGTGCCCACTCGCAGGGCCTTGGACTCTTCGCGGGTGCGGGCGAGGTAAGCCTGGTAATGGGCCGGGGACTTGAGCAGTTCCTTGGCTCCGCTTTGGTTGAGGGCTACGATGGAGTCGTAGACGACGCGTTCGGTGATGAGGTCTGGCATGGTATGTTATTGGTGTTGGTGGGAAAGGTCAGAGCAGCGCCTTGATGGCGTCGGCCTGATCGGGGCGTCGGCGTTCGATGGCGGTCAGGCACATGGTCGAGCCCACGGCGAAGCGGGAGCAGGCGACCGGGCGGCTGGCGTAGGTCTTGCACTTGCCGGAGCCGGAGAGGTGCGGGCAACGGGAAGGCAGTTCGGCGTAGGTGCGTCCCACGATCTGGAAGACCGACCCACGGGCGGAATAGAATTCAGTCGTGGTCGGGCTGGCGTCGATGGGCAGGAGGATGCTTTCACAGCAGGCCCCTTTGCAGAGTTCACAGGCTGTCATCTTCGGGGCTGGCTTCTTCGACGGAGGCGGAGATACGGCGCACGTCCTCGATGGCCTTCTCGGCGGCGTTCTCCATCTGTTCGAGGGTGTTCCGCAGGACGCGCAGCTGGACGACCAGGACATGGACCCGGTCATGGAGGGGCTTGACGGCGGCGGCTTCGTCGGCGAGTTCGATGGACTCGGAGAAGACCTGCAGTTCGGTGATGGCCGAACGGTTCAGGTCGGAGAGCGTGATGATGTCGGCATCGTGCTGCTCGTAGCGTCCGGCGATGTGCTGGACGGTCGCAAGCGAGCCCGTGATGTTCTCCACGAGGCGCTTGATGTTTTCGCGGTTGGTCATCGGGCGAAGGTAAGTTCCTTTATCTCGCCGTTAGGGGCAAGCGTAAAGAAGCGGACCTGTGATCGGGCGAAGGACGGGTAGGTCTTCCGTTTCCAGGCGTTGAGGTCGGTCAGGAAGTCGGCGGCCTTGCGGGCCGTGAACTCGACGTACGGGAAGCCGTCCAGGAAGAGCAGCAGGGCGTACTGCTTCGGGACGGTGGCCGCTATCTTCTCGATGCCTTTGGGAACGTCAGCGGCCATCAGAGTTGCCCGGTCTTGGCGCGGTTCCACTTGGCGATGGTGGCGATGCAGCAGGCCTTCGAGATGGCGTCGAACTGGCAGAGCTCAGACTGCATGATGTCGTCGAGGACGCGGGCGAGTTCGTTGCCGGCGTAACGCATGGCCTGCATCTGCTCGTCCTGAGCCTTCCGTTTGGCCTCTTCAGCGGCGAGGAGGTTCTGGTTGTGCAGGTGCCGCATGGCGGCGTTGATGGGGTCGTAGGGGTCTTGGCTCATTTGGTCAGGGGGCGAGGGGTGGATGCTCCGCCTAGGACGGATTGCGAAGTGGGCGCAGGACGGAAACCAGACGCCACGGCGCCGTCATCGTCGAGGTCGACCGAGATGCCGCACGCGGTCTGGATGGACTGCCGGCGGATGTAGGTGATGGCCCCGCCAATCTGCTGGGCGGTCAGACCCTCGGCCTTGACGAGCAGGGTGCCGAACTCGAAGCGTTCGCCGGAGCTGTGGAGGAAGGCGGTCGAGACGCCGACCTTACCCTCCTGGCTGACCAGCGTCTGGATCAGGGCGAGGTCATGGTCGAGCAGGACGGGCTTGATGGCGTCGAGCAGCGCGTCGAGGGAGACGTACTTGGCCTTGAAGGCGGGGTTGATTTTGTTGGCCTTCACGTTGTCCAGGGCGGCGAGCGCTTGGACGAGGGAGGCGGTGGCGGAGGACGGCGTGGGTTTGGTACTCATGGGAGATTATTTGGTCGGTTCGGCCTTCGTGACTTCACCGGCCTTGATGGTGGCCTCGATATCGTCGAGGGACATCCGCGTGTATCCGGGGACGAAGAGGTTGTAGTAGGTCACGCCGTTGCGGACGGTGGGGGTCAGCAGGCGGGCGACCTTCTGATCGGGCAGGATGATGTAGGACGAGTCCGCGATGATGCGGTATTCGGGAGAGGGTTTGGAGTCTTTCTTCATTGGGGAGAGGGGTGCAACGTGCAGGACTTACACCTGCTTTAAATCACATCGCCGCGGGCGTAGTGTGATATCGGGTTAACGACCCGGTGCTTCGTGTCTTCAGCTCTACGTTGCGTAAATGGGTTAGTTGATGACGCCGCGGGTGGCGGAGTCGAAGATGAGGAGGGCGTCGGCGTTCCAGAGGGTGACGTCGACCGAGGGGAACAGTTCGGCGGCCCGGGCTTTCAGCTTGTTCTTCCATTGGGTCGTCGTCAGTTCGCCCTTCGTCCCGCAGGTGTGCGTCTTCTGCCAGATGGCCGGACGGATGCGGTGGATTTTCCAGCCCATGGCGACCGCGGCGCCGTAGAGGACGCCCGTGTTCCACATCAGTTTCCCGATGGCGGACCCGGGGATGTTCTTGCCGGCGAACAGCGGAGGTTCCTCAAGGTAGAGCGATACGTCCTTGGCCTTGCAGCTCAAGTCAGCGAGCAGTTGGCAGACCTCGACATCAGAGGCGGGCATCTTAGCGCACTCGACAGGATCGCCTTCAAGGGACCAGACGATGCCCCCGTTCACGCCAGGGTCTATCGCGACAAGAAGATGCATGGGCAAGACCCTTGTCACTTGCCACGCTGGGACAAGCGGAAAAGGTTAGCCACGCGGAAAGCGTAGCCGTTCGCCCGGAAGCCTTGGGAACGGGCGGCGGTCCAGCCGACGTTCCAGACAAGGGCGAGTTGTTCGGGGGTCGGGTCGGTCATGCCGATGCGGTGGAAGTTCGCCCTGATCCAGCGGAGATGAGAAGCGGCGACCATGTCCTGCGCCGTAGCGTCGCGCCACTTAGACCAGGGGAAGGCGTAATGGCCCTCGGCCTTGAGGCGGGCGGAGGCGTCGTCCCAAGCGGCCTTGTTGACCTGATACATCCCACGTTCCCCGGCCTTGCCGATGGCCTTGCGGTCGTGGCCGGACTCGACCTCGGCGATGGCCTCGAGGAAGGCGGCGTCGGTCTTGGCCTGGGCGTTGAGCCCGAGGAGAAGCAGGGCGACGACCGAGAAGCGTTGGTTTAGGGTCATGGCTGGCCCTTGCCATCCTTGGCGGCGTTCCAGTCGGCGATAAAGTCCTCGTTTCCGTGATAAAGACTTTCGCAGTTAACCCATTCTTTAGCCATCGCATCCCCGGCCTTGGTCAGCCGCTCGACCTGTGCTTGCAGTTCCTCATTCGGAATGATGGTGCGGGTGGTGAAGGCGGTCAGCCGCTCAACCTCGGCCTTGAGGGCGGCGACCTCCTTGTTCAGCTCGCCGACGCGGCGCATCATCGTCAGTTCTAGGTCGCTCATACGCGTCTCGGGACTTGTGATCCGGCGACCTCGAAGCCGTCAGCCAACTCGTAGGAGTAGGTGATGCCAACCCATCCACCGGCGGCGGCGTAAGCCTGGAGCGATACCTTCACGGCGCCGTCCTCGTGCAGGGCTTCGTGGTAGTGGTGCAGGAGTTTCTTCATGCGGCCGGAGGCGATGGCGGTCTTGCTGGAGCAGATGTCCCCGGTCATGATGCGCTCATTGATTTCGTAGACCTCGGAGAGCAGGGCGACCATCCCGTCGAGGTGCTTGAAGGTGCTCATCGGCGGCGTTCCTCCATCTCGCGGATGACGCGCTCGTTGTGCATGGCGACCTCGTAGGCCCGGTCGTGCTTGGCGATCCAATGCTCGCGGGAGTGGGACAGCCGGGTGACCTCCTGACGGAGCAGGCCGTTCTCATCGTCGGTCTTGTCGGCCAGAGCCTTCAGCGCGTTGCAGTTGCGGTGCAGCTGACGGGCCATGCTCCAGGGGAACAGCCACCAGAGGCGGGGGAGGGAGTCGGGTTTGATGATGGTCATGGGATGGTAGGGGCGGTGGGAAGGGTCAGGCATGGGTGGCTTTGTAAGCGTCGAGGATGGCCTTGTTGCGAAGGTATCGTGCCTTAGCGGCGGCTAGGATGCGTTCCTTGTTCTTGAGGTAGTAGTTCTGTCGGTAGCCGGGGTTGCGGGCAACCCATGCCTCGGTGATGGCGATGACTCGCTCCTTGTTGGCCGCGTAGTAAAGGCGGCGCT